CAACTTTTAATCTGACTGCACTGGACAAATCTGCGAACCTAGTCGCAGTGTCCATGAATGCCTCAACCCATTTCTTTTTCATATAACCTCAACAATAAAACTTTTTATTTGTTGTAATTTAGAGTATGGAACTCTGAATCTAACTTTACCATCTTCTGTTCGATGAGTATAGACTTCCATTGTTGGAGCAGCACCATAAGTTTTTCTACCCCACAATTTCCAAGAACTATCAGAAACAAAAGAAGTTTTGAATACTTGGTTTTTACCATTATCGTAACCGATGACTACAATCTTTGCTTCTGGTTCAAATGATGGTAAATTAAAATAACCAAACTGTTCTCTCAGTGAGAGATAATCAGCACGCCATTTGTCTTTGTAAGCAAATGTACCAGCAATAGCAACGGCAATATCATTCGTTCCTTCAATAACACGCATTTCAGTGTTAGTAGGCTTGAAATAGATGGCATTGGCACGGTTATCTATGACTTTTACAGCTTGTTGTTTTCTATCAATAGAATCTTTAATTCCTTGAATGTGAACAATCTGATCACGTTTTATATCTGCAGCTTCTAACTGAACTCGGTTAGAACGCTTCATTACCTCCGCTTCAATTATAACAAACGTACAATCGTTGCGTAGATATTTGTATGATTTAATTACACCACCACTGTATTGAACGATTTCTTCGTTATAAGAACCGTCAACTGAACGCTCAACGGAATGAACCCATGAGCCGTTTACTTTTTCCAAGGCATATCGTTTTGCGTTAAGTAATGCTTCATCGCAAGTTGAGCCTGTACCAGAAGATTTAACTATAACAGGGTCTGTTTCTTCTAAGCGATCTTTATCTGTGATATCAACAACCCATCTTGTAAAAGATAGAGTTGCTGGAATAACAGTTATCAGCGACTGTGCCGACGCTCCAAAGGAAAGAGCCAGAACTAAGCTGGCTAGAACCTTTTTCATGATTAACTACCGAAAGAATTACGAACTTGTTGAGCAGCACGCATAGACTTTTTGCTGACTTCAACAGTCACAACAGCCATGCTTTTATCGCCAGAGATTTTACGATCAGTGATGTAAACACCCTTTACGATACCATTTGCTTCAACAGCGATCTTTTCCTGAATTTTAGTAGCAATGTTACCAGCACGTTCACGTGTCTTAGACTCATCGGCTGATACGTCTTTAGCCAAGGCATTAGTAATTGCTTCATGCGATTTGCTTGAGTTCAAATCAGTTTGAATGAACTCTACAATATTACGTTTTGCACGCATAGTGGCAACGTTCATTGCTTGCTCTAAAGCAGCATTGTCGGTCAAAGGGATGGCAGAAGTGCCAGTGGATTTAAGGGTTTCCCATTCACCCTTGTCGTTGAAAGTGATTTCAACTTTACCAAATTCCTGCGTGTACTTTACGGCATCTTTCGATGTATCGTTAAGGTCTACAGTTTTGGTTGTGCTACAAGCCGATAAAGCAAGAGCGATAGCGGATACAAGAATCAATTTTTTCATAATATAATTACCTTACAGTTGTTGAATAAACTACTACATCATCACGTTTGTATAGATCTTTCATTTTGTTGACCATGGATTGGTCAGACAATTTCAAACCTAGACGGTCTGGTGATTTCGGGTCGACACGTTCGATTTGGATACTGCGATCTTCCACAGGGACAGATACATTTCCAACTCTAGGAACATCAACGTCAACTTTAACATTCACCTTTGAAGCCAATTTGGCAAAGTCATTTGCAAACTTAGCCCACTCGGTCTCAAAGTCTAAAGCCATAGCATTAGTAGATACCAATGCAACAATCAAAATAAGTCGTTTCATTTCAATCCTCCATAATATAATTATACCGCAATATTGGATTAAAGTCAAGCATTAAATTCGCCGAAAAGAGTCAGCGTTGCATCAATGTTTGCAACCTCTACTGTGAGTTTCTTCTTCTCGTTGGTTACTTTCTTGTAACCATTTTTCTTGAGCCATTCAATAAGGGTATTTTTCATACTTTCGATCTTGGAATCGTCTTGAGCATAAACTTCAAACATGACCTTCATAGGCTCTTCGTTTGGAGTCCAATACCATTTCATATTCATGGCATTGCGAGTATTCGATTCTAGATAAACGCTGTTAGATGAAATTTGTATCATACGAACACGACCACGAATGATTTCATAGTTGTTCACATACCATTCAGGTAATGATGAAAAATTGTCGTATTGATCGTTCTTCCAATCGGAGAACATAGATGATAATGATGCCATAACAAAGCACTCCTTGTAGTGTCCAGAAACAGAGTTGTCAAGTGGTTCCTCAGTTTTAATGAGAAACGATTCAAGTAGGAAAGACTGCCAGTCTTTCTTGTCTTCGAACACTTCAAGGTTACGAGCGACAATAAAACAATTCTCGATTTTGTATCCCTTGTCTTCCAAATGCCATAAACAACGATTGCCATTCCCTTTACCTATGTAGAGGGGATAACCTTCATCGTTCACGTATTTGTAAACATACTGACCCAGACTGTCTAAGAATTTTGTATCAGGCTTTTCCATAGTTAAATTATAACCCAACTATGGATTAAAGTCAAGCAGTTTTTTCTTCTTTTTTCTCTTTCGGAGTGAGTAAACCAGCTTTTTCAAGCAATTTTCTGTTTACTTTTGGATATAACTTATGAAGTTGTTGGTCTTTAACTGCGATCATCACTTTAGCTTCTGATGGGTGAATACCCTCTAAGAAGCTGATGAATAGACTTTCACGCTTGATTGCTTTCAAATCTTCACGGCAGAAAACATACATACGACGCAACTCACTAAACAAGTTTGTTGGTGTCATACCTAGTGGTTCTGCTGCAGGTTTGAACGGTGGTTCACCTTCTGGAAGAATAAACTTCTTCTCTGGTACAAAAGCATGGGTAAGGATAATCCTCAACGCAGCATCATTTTTATACAATTCAATCTTGGAAGGATCTTCATTGATCTCTTCCAACATCTGTGTAACATATTTTCTCATTTAGAAATCCTCTAGTTCATCAAGCAATAATCGGCAACGATGTTCAATTAAATAATTCATAATAGTCATCTTATCGCCATTCGGTTTGCTATTTAGGTATGCCTCTAAGATTTCATCCTTGACGCTTTGTGGAATATTATCAAAAGCAACCAAAGTAGCATTGCGTTGCCAGTTACGACGTTCTTCGTCATTACGGCATGCGTCAATACCTTTCTCATAAAACTCAGCAAGACGTTTAGCACTGACAGGTTTCTGGCGATCACCTGATACAAATACATCGTCTTTACTGAGGATATTAGGTACACCATCGCCAGCATCACCTTTCACGATGTGCTCAATAGTAAAATCCATAATTTCTTTTTTGCTGGCTTTGATGTATTTCTTCTGCATCGGTGACCACTGGCTTACATTACCATTGGAGAACGGTGCTAGTTGAAGCTGTTTAAAGTCTTTATCAGAAGACAAGATAAGAACCTTTTGTGGTTCTTCCATCAAACCTTCTTGAATCAATTCATTAGTTTGTGCATACTCTGTAAGTACAGCAATGATATCATCTGCTTCGGCACGGTCAACGCTGATAACTTTATAAGGGAAATATGTTCGAATATCCTCACGCATTTCACTCAAAGTATCAAAGATAAGTTTCCAATCCAAGTCAGACGCATCACGTGCCTTCTTACGACCTGCTTTGTAATACTCAAATACTTCCTTGCGCCAATATTTACGACCATCGGTACAGATAACGATTTGACCGTATTCTTTGCCATACTTTTTCTTGTATGACTTGATGGTTGATAGAGTGACGTGACGAATTAAATTCTTAACTTCAGACTCAGTACCTTTCAACTCACGCTGAAAGGTTAGGATAGTTGCCAGAGCAACTTGCGAATAATCAACTAGAATCATATTAAAATGCTCCGAGGATAATACACTCTTGGTTTATACGACCATTTGGTGCAGTTGGTTTAGTTTTAATTGTTTTAAGAGCAGCAGTCAAGCCACGCTTACCAAGCGCAAGACCCTTAAAGAATTCCTCGGGTTTACGAAGTGTTACAGATTTAGATTCAGCAACATCAAAGCCAATCAAAGATGTACCCTTGACGGCAAGACCATGTTCAGATTTATAGACCTGAAGTTTACGATATTTGGTATTGTAGATCCAAATCTCTTTAGCGTCAACCATGTTTTCTGGTTTGACAGACTGAAGTTTGAGTTCAGCGAATTCCTTCATATACTTAACCTTGGCAACTTGTTTGCCGATAGGAACAGGTTTACGTTTACGAGGTGTTCGGTTTGCTTTAGCAGTCTGAACCATCTGGTTGCAGTCAGCAATAATTTGCTCAACAAACTCAGCAAACTTCTTAAGTTCACGTTTTGTGAAGTTGGAATAACCTTCAACGAGTTGTTCGTCTTTACCAGCAATTGCTTCGCGCAATTCAGCGAGTTGACTAACATAGAACTCGCCAATACGTTTAGCGATTGGTGCTGCTACGTCTTTAGAGTGTAGGTATGCTTTACAAGACCAGTCAGATTTACAACCAGCCAAAACGAAGTCGTCAATAGCACCGTCAATTTCACCAGCAAGGGTGTGAGCTTTCTCATCCATTCGTTCTTGAATAGAGATGACGTTAGTTTCTGGCTGAGGTTTCGCTTCAGCTTTGATTTCTGATTTTTGTTTTACACCGATTTGTTCTTTCAAGAACTCAACACGTTTGTTGAAGTAGTCGGTTTCTTTTTCTTCTAAGGTTGAACCACCATCCATAATACGAGCGAGAATGCCAGCATGACG